ACATACTAAAATATGGTAGTAGATATGGAAGCAAGAATGGTAAAGATAAGAAGGACTTGCTAAAAGTCATTCATTATGCTATGCTACTATTACACTTTGACAACCACTATGGACAACCATCCATGACTAGTGGTAATATTGATCACACTATGCCTTAATTATGCAACTATCTGAAGAAACAAAAGAAATTCTTAAAAACTTTCAATCAGTAAACAACTCAATTTATTTTAAAGGTGGTAGTACTATTAGTACTATCTCTGTGACTAACAACATCTTTGCTAAGGCAGAGATCAATGAAGATTTTCCTATGCCTTTTGCCATATATGATTTAGGGCAATTCTTAGGTGGAGTTTCTTTATTCAGTAATCCTTCTATCAATTTTGATAATACGTCATACATGACTATCAAGAATGGTAGATCTAAAGTCAAGTATTTCTTTGCTGATCCTGATGTAATTACTAAACCACCAGAGAAAGATATACAATTACCAGAACATCAATTTAGTTTTCAGTTTACTAATGAAACACTATCACATTTGATGAAAGGTGCACGTGTATATCAGTTACCTGATTTGTGTTTAGAATCTGAAGGTGGTGAAGTTAATTTAGTTGTTAAGGATAAAGAGAACGATACTTCTAATGCAGTATCTTATGAGGTTGGTCAATCTGAAGTACCATTTAAATTTAATTTTAAAATAGAAAACATAAAGATAATACCAGGTACATATGAAGTTGAGATTAGTGAGAGAGTTGCTCGTTTCTGTAATAGTTCTTTGAAGTTAGAATATTACATAGCACTAGAACCTGACTCTACATTTGGATAATGAAAAAACTATTACTACCAATTCTATTAATGGGAACTTTGTTTCCCTTTGCTGCAGAAGCACATCACAAAGGACCACGATGCAAAACACAAGGTAAAGTGGTTGTTTGTAAAATGCCTAGAAAACATTGTACTCGTAGGAAACCATGTATTCCAAAAGGATATTATCGTCCTACACCACCTATAGTAGTACCACATAGTCGATGAATAATGTAGGATTAGAGGTTGTCTTCTGGACAATATTAGCACTCTATATTCTAACAAAGTTAGGAGTGTTTAAAAAGTGAAACTCACTCAAGAAATGATCGAAGAGATCCAAGAGTTAATGAACCATACTAAAAAAGATGGTAGTGTTAACTGGCAAGATGGTGATGATATTAGAATCAGTTTAGGAGGTACCTTTGCTGCTGATAGATTCATCGTTATTAAAAATGAATCCAAGAATCCTTGGGTTCCTGCTCAACCTCATCCTAATTTTGATTATGAAAAGGGAGAGTTTAAAACGTGACTAAGTTATGGAGGATCTGGAAGTATGCATTGGGTTCGTTCTCTGATGAGAAGACAAAGAGGTATGATAATCTTGTACTCCTTGTTCGATCTGGCATCTTTCTTACTTATCTCATCACTAATTGTTTTATTATTAGCGGAGTAATCCGACATTGGAATGACTGATTTTGTATGGGTCGAAAAATATCGACCAAAGAAAATTGAAGATTGTATTTTACCTAATTCTATCAAGAATCAATTTAAAGCGTTTCTTGCTACAGGTCAAATATCTAATATGCTTTTACATGGTACAGCAGGTGTTGGTAAAACAACTGTTGCCAGAGCATTATGTGAAGAATTAAAAGTTGATTATATTATTATCAATGGTTCTGATGAAGGACGTTATCTTGACACAGTTAGAAATAAGGTTGCTAACTTTGCTTCTACTGTATCTTTGTCTTCTGATTCACAACATAAAGTTGTCATAGTAGATGAAGCAGATAACACTAGCACAGATGTACAACTTGCATTAAGAGCAAACATAGAAAAGTTTCATGGCAACTGTAGATTTATATTCACATGTAACTATAAGAATAAGATTCTAGAACCATTACATTCTAGATGTACTGTAATAGATTTTACAATACCTTCTGTTGATAAGAAGATGGTAGCATCTCAATTCTTTGAACGTTTAAAATATATTTTAAATAATGAAAGTGTTGATTTTGATGAGAAGGTATTACCACAGTTAATACTTAAGTTCTTTCCTGATTGGAGAAGAACACTTAATGAGTGTCAACGTTATGCTGTTGGTGGTTTAATTGATAGTGGTATATTAGCAAGTTTAAATGAAGTTAAATTTAAAGAACTAACTGATTCACTTAAGAAGAATGAATTTACTACAGTAAAGAAATGGGTATCTGCTAATTTAGATAATGAACCATCTCATATCTTTAGATCAATCTATGATAGTTTATATACTTACCTAGTACCTGTAACTATACCTCAAGCAGTATTGATTATTGCTAAGTATCAATATCAATCAGCATTTGTTGCTGACCAAGAAATTAATCTCTTAGCAGCATTAACTGAAATTATGTTGGAGTGTGAATTTAAATGAGAATCAGTAAAGAAGAATTAATGCATTGTCGTTTACAAGCATGGTTACGTGAGAACCAATGTGATGAGTTTGAGTATCTAGGAGAAAGACCTGATACCATGGGAGTAAGAAAACATTGGTATCGTATTGCAGATCATGAGGTTACTGCAGATCAAGTTGAAGATTTGGAGTTGATGGATGATTGATATATCACGTGTAAATCTTGAAGAATTCTTTGGTTGTGTTAATGCAACTAATACTAAAGAATTTAAATCTAACACCTTTAAAAGTTTTAGAACATATTTACAAGAGAATTCATTTGCTAAGTGGAGTGATGGACAAGTTAGATATGTTGGAAATTTTAAGGATGGTGTTGATTTTATTGGTGAAGATGAAACTAACTATGAAATGAAAGGATCACTTAAATTGTTTAACAAAAATGGTTCAACTAAAACTATTACTCTTAAAAATTTTCAAAGTGAAAATAAAGTAGTAGAACAAACTTTTGATTATATGTTCCTAGTTGATACTGAGAATATGACTCTTGGATATACTGATTGGGACACTGTAGAAAAACGTATGTATTTTACTGAAAAGTCACCTTCAGCAAAAGTAAAATTTGAACAAGGAGATTATACAATTTTAGCATCTAATATATTACCATCAAAGAAAGCTATAACTGCTAATGAAATACTAGATTCGTTAGAACTCATTCTCTAATACATAAAATAAGTACCTTAATATTATGCCAGTATACCAAGATTACGAAATCAGAATCAACTTAAATGAGTTGATAGAAAAAAGAATTCCTTGTTGTGATCTACTACATCCTGACCACTGTTTAACAGAGAAACAGGTTGCTGAGATTGCACATGATATCCGTATGGATTTAAACTTACATGATATTTTTAAACAAGTCGATCAGCACATTTGGAGATATGCTAATGCTGCTGGTATAGACAATAAAGAACATTGGATAGAACCTCATCTACCTGATTTGGATAGAGACATATCTGATGAAGTCGGCATTGACTTTGACTAGCAACAGTGCTAGAATATTATTATGAATATTTTTGTGACCGACCCAGATCCTGTGAAATCTGCACAGGTTCTACCTGACAAACACATTGTCAAGATGCCATTAGAAACATGTCAAATGCTTTCTATTGTAGCATCAGAAAAGTGGGGTCATGGTTTTGGTGTTCTACCTAAATTAGATGGTGCACCATACAAAACAGATAAGGGTGCATTTCGTAACCACCCTTGTACAATTTGGGCACAGACAAACTTCCGTTGGTTGATTGACCACGGACTTGCTTTATGTGCAGAATATACACACAGATATGGTAAGACACATAGTTGTCAGTATACTATAGAATGTGCTGATATTATATTTCCAGATTGTCCACCACCTACATCATTTACTAGGGCAATGCCTGATGAGTTTAAACATGACACAAGCATTGACACTTTTACTGCTTACAAGACTTACATTGCCAGCAAACCTTGGGTTGCATCTAATTATCTTCGTGACCCATCCCGCAAACCAGATTGGTTATGACTTACTTTAAACAAACATGTGATAAACCTTATGACAGGCATCACTATAAGATAGTTTGCAACACTAAATCTTTTGTGGTAGAATCATGGAATGAGGTTCAAGAGTGGTGGTGGAATAACTGTCATTCACCAACATTTAATGCAGTAGTACATGTATTAGATAAACCAAAGAAAAAACCTAAAGGATTTTAATGAATAAGATACTGTTCGGTGATTGCCGAGAAACATTAAAGACAATCACATCACCAGTTCAAATGTGTGTGACTAGTCCACCATACTACGGACTACGTGATTATGGAACTGCTACGTGGGTAGGAGGAGATCCAAATTGCAATCACATGAGAGATTCAAAAGTCAATCCTGATAATTGTATCACTGGACATAAGAACCATGGTAAGATGGCAGGAGTTGGGGATGCAATATACAAAACTGTTTGCCCTAAGTGTGGTGCAATAAGACAAGATAGTCAAATTGGATTAGAGCAGACACCAGAGGATTATGTGAAAGAAATGGTCAAGGTGTTCTCATTAGTCCGTGATTGTCTTACGGATGATGGTACACTATGGTTGAACATAGGAGATTCATACTATAACTATCGTAGTGATGGTAACTATCCTAAACAGACAGTATCAAAGACCAGACAAGATTTACCCACGAGTACACCAGTAAGAGGTAATAAACTAGAAGGATTGAAACAAAAAGACTTGATAGGCATACCTTGGATGTTAGCATTCGCATTACGTGCGGATGGTTGGTATCTGAGACAAGATATCATATGGCATAAACCTAATCCCATGCCTGAGAGTGTGAGAGATAGGTGTACTAAATCACACGAATACATATTTTTATTCAGCAAAAACAAAAAATATTATTACAATAATGAAGCAATCAAAGAACCCGCAAAAGATTGGGGAACAAGAGACAGAACAAACGGAAAATATCACAACGAAGGAACAGGACTACAACCGCATAGCGGACTTACAAAATCATATCCAACAAAAAATAAACGATCTGTCTGGTCAGTAACAAACAAACCATACAGGGAAGCACACTTCGCAACCTACCCACCAGATTTAATTGAACCTTGCATCAAGGCAGGGAGTCAGGTGGGAGATTTGATTCTTGATCCTTTTATGGGATCAGGAACTACAGCGATGGTTGCCAAGTCACTTGGTCGAGATTATATTGGATGTGAACTACACGAAGACTATGGTAGTCTAATTCAGAAGAGAGTGCAAGATTATGTGCCACAAAAAGAAGTGTCACAAGAACCTTGCATAAACCTACTAGATATACTATAATAAAAGAGTAGTTAAAGGAGAGAAAAATGATTGAAGGATTTGTATTGACACTCGCATTGATGTCATTTTGTATTGGGTCATCATTTGCAATCGTTAAATTTGCATCAAAAGGGAGATTCTTTTAATGAAAGTACGAGTTAAGTTATATGTTGCAGGGCAAGTTTTCACAGAAGAAGTGAGAGCAGCAAACTACAACGAAGCAAAGCAAGTGGCATTGGCAAGAAATCCAAATGCAACTGTTGTGAGTGTTACAAGAGCATTTTAATGCCAAGAAAGACTAACTACCAGACATTCTATCCTACACAGTTTCCAAGTTTACTTGACCCAAATGTAGGTCAACCAAATGGATATGTGACTAAGGATGGAATGTGGGCAGCAGTTCCGTCTAACGGAAGAAAGTTTGCCATAATTCATAATGGTGTCGTAGAACACTTTTCAAAGAACTTTGAATGTGCTATGACATACATAAAAAAGGGTATTCAAAAGGAGAAGAAAGATGCACGATCAAAACTCAATAGGTAAGGAAGAAACACCCGCAGAAAAATATCAGAGGGCATTGGATTTATTTACTGAATCTGTATTAAAACCTGATGCTGATTTGCGTGGTTGTGCATACAATCAAGGTTGTTACGAGGACTTGATGGAGATACGAGAACACGTTTTAGAATACCTTAAAACTTTAAAGGAAGTTACACACCATACCAATCCTGACGAGAGTGATGACATCGAGACAGCAAAGTTAATTGGTGCAAAACCACTTGCTAAATGGCGGTAGGTATAAGTGCGTAGGCATAAATTTTTGTTACATTGTATCAGTAAATACAGACACTTTTTGTCTAAATATTTTTAGAATTAAGGAACAATTCTATGCACTAAACTCTTTGTTATGAGTTAATTTTTATAGAGTTCAACATGCACAACTTAATTTCGTACAATCAATTAGTGGGATATGACAATACTGACCCACACAAAGATTTAATCGCAGAATACTACGAGTGCCTGATCGAATGTGATGAAGACCAACACATTTGCAAACGTATTTGCAAGGAGGTACTAATTGTATAAGATCAATCCGCAACAACATCCACCTTAAAATTTCTAGCAGACCTTTGACACAATGTCAAGGGTTTTTTACTAGGTATAAATACTATGTAAAGAAACCAACACAATCCAATGTTATCCGATAAAAAAGCAGCAAAGAAGATTATAAAGGTTGCAAAAAAGAGTCCAAACCTTTATACTAATGAAGAAGTAAGTTATGCTAAAATATACAAAAGAAATCTAAAAAATGCAAGACTCTCTCAAAATAAGTCAGAATAAAGATGGTTCATTCTCAGTAGAGTGGGATAAGAAAGACCCCAAATGGAACTTCTTGAATAATCTAACATCTAAGGAAATACAGACAATAGTTGAAAAAGTTGTAGAAGATGATATGATGAAATCATAAATAATAATGTAACGAGGGAGAACATTATGAAAAGTATAGAACAACACATTCAGCACGATAAGGAACTTATTGCTGACCCTAAAACATCAGAAGCAATGAAGAGACACGCTCTTGATGAATTACACGAGTTAGAGGAGTATGTAGATCATCATCACGATGAGATTGAAGCGGGAGATCATCACGACCCAAATGCACTTGAACTTTTTTGTGATATGCACCCAGATGAACCAGAGTGCTTAGTGTATGACGATTAATTAAGTGTCACACAGCCCCTTTACAGGGGTTTTTTTATTGCTATAATTAGTACAGGGAAACAAAACAGGCAAGAATCTATGGTTGTCTTTGTTCAGCAGAGAAATTACGTTCTGTAAGTCCGAGTTTTTGTTTCTCGCACCCAATATACAACCACCACAGTATTATGTCAACAAGATCAAGAATAGGTATTCTATTACCAGACGATTCAATTCTCTCAGTATATCATCATTGGGATGGTTATCCTGAGTGGTTAGGTGTGACTCTTAAAGAACACTTCAATACTTATGAGAAAGCATCAGAACTCATAGATGGTGGAAATATGGGTAGTTGCTATTCTGATAATGAATTTGACTATGAAAAGCAAGAGTTTGTGAAACAAGACCCGAAACCCACATATTATGGTGGGGATGATGAAGCACCAATACTAAGTAAGAATTTTAATGAGTTTACAAGAATAGATTGTTGGCAAGAATATTCTTATGTGTTTGTTAAGGATAGATGGGTAGGATACTCTATACGTCATAAGTTTGATGAAAACTTTGATAAGATGATTGATTGTATCGTAAATGAGGTACAAATACCAGAACCAGAGACAGTTTAATTAGTGTCACACATACCCCTTGCATTTTTATGTTAGGGGTATTATAATTAGTACATACACCACAAAAAACTATGGCAAGATTATCAACAGGACAAATGAGAGAAGAGACACAGAAAACTCTTGATGAGTATAATGAACTCTACAGTTGGTCTTACAACGATATGTGTGACTTCATTGAAAGTTTTGGAGAAACAGAGTTTCTAACCCACTATGAAACATACCACAGACTTGTTGAAGATTATGGTATAGAGTTAGTAGATAAATTTGCAAACTATTTTGATATTGATACAATACCAAATTTTGAAGATATGTATCAAGGTCAACATGAGACAGGTGCAAATTTCGCAGAGTATATTTGTGAAGAACTTGGTTACATAAAAGATTTGCCCAGTTGGGTTGCAGTTGATTGGGAAAGCACTTGGGAAAATGCACTCTCTCTTGACTACACAGAAATTGATTGTGATTGTTCTGATTACACCTATGGTCACATATTCTCAAACAATTATTAAACTGGCACACATACCCCTTGCATTTTTATGTCAGGGGTATTATAATATAAACATACACCAATAAAACTATGACCACATCAACTTACATTCCTGTTGGAAGATACACAGACGAGTATTGTAAAGCATTAACTGAAAATTTCAAAAGAGATTCTAAAAGAAGTATGGAGTATAATCTAAAACGTGACCCTAATTGCACATATTCAAAAGAACAACTTGCAAAGATTGTGAGTGGCACAGCAAAGTTAGACAAGTTTAGATACTATGAAGGTAAGAAGTACCTTAAAGTAGTGAGAGAAGAGTATGACGAAACAAATGATAGATGGAGAGACACTACAGTTCACGCATTTGTTGACAGCAAAACAGGGGAAGTTTACAAACCTGCATCTTGGAAAGCACCCGCAAAACACGTTAGATTTAATTTTTGCAACAAACAAGATATGTTATTTCTAACTGACCCTAGATGTGTTGGATGGGCGGGTGGATACTTATACTTAAGATAAAATGAAACTATCATTAAAAGAAAAATTAATATTCATTGCTTCATTTCTATGGATGCTACATTGGGGAACTAATATAGCAAACCTAATTATTGACACATTCCTGTTAAAAAATAGTGTCAGATTATTACCATTTGGGTTATAATTTTACTATATAATCTCGTATGTGTTAATATAAAGTAATAGAGAAGAGAATAATATTAGTTTAAAAGCAAACTATTATCACTCAAACAAATGCAACTCAAACACATTGAACACCCCGAAGATACTATCCTTACTGGAGACTTATCAGCAATTAACTGGTTTACTTTACAGGGTAAGGTATCTCTTAAAATAGATGGTTGCCCTGCTATTGTATGGGGAACTAATCCCGAAAATGAAAAGTTTTTCGTAGGAACTAAATCAGTATTTAATAAAGTCAAGAAGATGGTATGTCACTCTCACGAAGAGATTGATATATTATATGCTGAAAAACCAGACTTGGCAGATAAATTACACAAATGTTTTGATAATTTAGTCAGAACAGAGAATATCTATCAGGGAGATTTGATAGGTATTGGTGGCGATGATTACTACCAACCTAATACGATTGGGTATCTATTTCCATATAAGATAGAACACAATATTATCATCGCACCACACACAGAGTATATCGCTACAGGAGATACTCTACTTGATACTCACGCAATACCACTTGACCACATACTTGAGAATGACTTGGACAAAGTATTGTATGTTCAATGTAATGCGATTGCAAAGTTTCAATCATTTGTATATGATAGATGTCAATTTGCAAAACAGATGGCAACTATGGTTCAGTTTGTTGATGACAAAAAAGCACAGCAAATTAAAAAAACTATCAATCATTGTATCCGTACTGGAATACCAATTACAGATGATGTAGTCAACGCTATATCCCACTCACATAATATTGACCCTAACTTAATGAGACTTTGGAAGTTAGTTAAGTCAATCAAAATGGATGCACTTAAAAGATGTGAACACGATGGATGGTGGACAACATTTGATGATGATGGCGAAATAGATGGCGAAGGTTATGTAATGTGGAACAGGTGGGGTATATACAAATTAGTGAATAGAAATCAGTTTAGCAGATTAAATTTCCTAACGAACAATAATTGGGTCAGTTCATAAAGTGTCACAAGCTTTATTGAAAAGCGATATGGATGCACTATAATAAGTACATAACAAAGAAACCCTTATGAACTCAGGAACATCAAGCACAGAACTCAATGATATGTTCACAGACTTTGTGAACTACGTTGACAGTTTCTACGGTCAGAATGACCCCTTATATCCTATGATGTCTCAAGAGACTAAACAACCTCTTACAAAGTACGACATCCTTAGAGCAACAGAGAACTACCTATCAATGTGTAGTGATAAGACTAACAAGTCTTGTGAGTGGGGGGATGGAGATTCTCTTGACAGAGAAAGAGTAAGAGACATCTTACTTGATGATTACAACTACAAGTTTGTGGGAGAGTAATGGATTACACTAAAAACGAACTTGCACTTATTGATTTGATTTCTAACATCAACAAGTACTTTTATTACATAGGAGAAGATGATGATCTCATTCCTTATCCTAGATATGAAGTAAGAGAAAAACTTGATAGTTTCACTTCACAATTTATGAAATCAATAGAGGTAGAAAATGACGAAGATTAGAAGTGAATTTCCACAGACACCACTTAACTTGACTTTGAAAGAAGAGCAGATAAGCATTATCTTATGTGCCTTAGAAAATTCTGTCAAGTATGCTGATGCAGATTACATTGAAGAAGTTGACGAAATCTTTGAAGTCTTGGAAACAACTGTTGACAAGTTTTACAAGAAGATTGAAAAGGCAAGAGCAAAAAGACCAGAGGAGGAGTGGTAATGAATGAATTAAGACTTCCACCTGATACACCTATTCAATAT